TAGTTGAAAAACAACTGACTGGTCTTGAAGTAGAAGTACATATACAATTTAAAGAAACATTTACTAGAATAAAAAGATTAGAAAGTATTTTAATTGGTTCAAGTGCAGCAATAATTCTTTTATTACTCAAGGTAGTAATGTTCTAATGAAAAAGTTAATTTTATTATTTTTATTACCTGTAACTGTATTTGCTGCGGATACTACGATAGAAACAACTACAACTACTACTAATACATCTACAAGTACAAATACAAACACAAGTACTTCTACTATGGATTATAAAAATCAACCTGTACAAAGAGCTGCAGCACCTAATGTTACTGTCAGTAATAATGATGTATGTGTTGCTGGTGTATCTGGAGGTGCGCAGGGTAATGCTATTGGTATATCTTTTGGTACTACAGTAACTGACCCTAATTGTGAAAGAATTAAACTAGCAAGAGAGTTACGCAATGCAAATATGAAAGTAGCTTCTGTTGCTATTCTTTGTCAAGACCCTAGAGTATTCCAGGCTATGATAGATTCTGGTACACCATGTCCATTTAAAGGACTTATAGGACAGCAAGCTAAAGATATGTGGAATAAGTACCCAGAGCTTAGAGCTGATTATGCTGATTATCTTAAGAAAATAGACATCTTAGTACAAGCAGGTTATATGGACAAAGATGGAAACATGTTAGAAAAAGCTGATGCGGAAACTGATAGCAAGTTTAAGTCTGGTACTGATAACTGGAATTAATGCCGAGACATCGGATAATCTAGTACAAGACCCTTATGTTGAGTTTTTGGATAGCACTTACGATTATCCAAATATTCATAATCATGGCACTTGGCAACAAGACCCCTACATCTATACTGGCAATATTGATTACGAACATAGTGCTGTGGCAGAGTACGACATTAATCTTGACACACTAAAGTTTGAAATAACTAAAGCTAACTATGGATATAAATATAGTGCTTATTCAACTGGTGAAGGTGCTATTGCTCTTGCGTTAATAGATGCTGATGGCAAGATGATTGATGATGCAATACATGAGTTTAATATTACAACAGTTAATCAATGGATTGATGTTGATAAAGTCTATAACGACATGGACAAACTTAGTCAAGCAAAAGAGTTTTGGTTAGGTATTGGTGGTAAATCAGATAGAAATGGTTCAGACGATATAAGAATTACTGATATCTATTTAACTTATGACTATCAAGAAATTCCTTTAGATATTGTTACAGACAACTCTCTTAAGTTAGCCTTAAACGATAATACTTATAATTTTCCTGCACAAGACCTATCTATGCCTGAACAAATTAAAGTTGATGAAGTAAAAGTAGAAGAGCCTAAAATAGAGTCTACTCCAACTGAGGAACTTAAGTCTACTGAAGAACCTAAGTCAACTGAAGTATCTAAAGAAGAAGTTAAAGAAATAAATAATGTTGATAAAGTTGAACCTAAGTTAACTAAAGAAGATTCTAGCACGAAAACAACAAAGAGTAAAGAGGTAACTAAGAATGAATCTAAAACAAAAACAAGAACGAAACAAAGAAGTACAGGAGTCGCTGAAGCTCTTGAGACAACATCCATGGTTTCTATTGCTAGCAACAGTATTAACACTAATAACCCTGGGAGCTTTTTTGGCAATACTGGAATGGACTTTGAGTCTTATACTGGTATAGAGTTAGTTGAATTAGTACAGTTAACAGAGCCATCATTCTACGAAGAACCAGATTTTTATGACACAGAGATTAAATTAACTGATAATATTCAGCTTAATAACATAGATTTTTATAAAGGAACTAATTGGTATGGAAGCAATACTCAATTTTATTAAAGAAGCTTTGGCTGGTAAAAAGATGTCAGCCCAATGGATTGTTACTATAGCAGTAGCTGTAGCTGGTATTGCATGGTCAGGTACACTATTATGGCAAGAGTATCAAGGTATGCAAGGTTCTATTGCAAGTCTACAAGAACAGGCCCATAATAAGACCCCAGCATACGATGAAGCCCCAATGAGTGGTAGAGTGACTGCAAACTCTAATGCTATCATAAGTATTCAAGAAAGATTAAAGTCCGTAGAATCGAATATTTCGAGACTTGATAAGGATATAATGAAGGCAGAAGATAAATACGACAATAGAAACTCTAATCCATTAGCAATGTAGAGGTAAATATGCCAGCAAAAAAAGATTCTAGATTAGCAAGAGCAGGTGTATCAGGTTATAACAAACCTAAGCGTACTCCTAATCATCCTAAGAAAAGTCACATTGTAGTAGCTAAAGAAGGTAGTAAGATTAAAACTATTCGTTTTGGTGAAAAAGGTGCTAAGACAGCAGGTAAACCTAAAGCAGGTGAGTCAGCTAGAATGAAAGCAAAAAGAAAAAGTTTTAAAGCTCGTCATGCAAAGAATATAGCTAAGGGTAAAATGTCCGCAGCTTACTGGGCTGACAAAGTTAAGTGGTAATGAAAGACGCTTGTTATAAAAAAGTAAAAGCAAGGTATAAAGTATTTCCATCTGCTTATGCATCTGGTGCAATAGCTAAATGTAGAAAGATGGGTGCTGCAAACTACGGAAAGAAAAAGCGTGGCAGTAAAAAAAAGTAAAAAAGGTGCAGCGCTAAAAAGATGGTTTAAAGAAGAATGGACTGATGTCCGAACTGGTAAACCTTGTGGTAGAAAGAAAGGTGAAAAAAGAGGTACACCTTACTGTAGACCTAAAAAAAGAGTTTCTAAAAAAACTCCAAAGACTATGAGTGAAATGACTGCAGCTGAAAAGCGTAGTAGAATAGCTCAGAAAAAGAAACTAGGACAACCTAAAGGTAAACCTAGAAGAGTTAAATCCTTAAAAAGGAGAAAGTAATGGCGTATGGTAAAACTAAAATGACTAATGGTCAAATGAGAAAGAAAAAAGTAGCAAGTGCTAAAAAGAAAACTTTTAAACCTTGTGCTTCTTGTCCATCTAAAGCTGCTTGTCGTAAAGCAGGTAAATGTAAAAAGAGAGGTAAATAATGCTTAGATATACTATTCCAGCTCAAAAAAAAGAAGAGCCTAAAAAAGAAACTAAAAAGAAAACAACTAAAAAGTAGGAGTAACCTATGACTTTTAGAGAATTACTTAATGAAGTACTTACTCGTTTAAGAGAACCTACTATTGCTACTGATTGGTCTGGTGCTATTAACGATAGTAATGTCGTTAGTGATTATCATAAAACTGTTGCAGCATTAATTAATGATTCTAAAAGAAATGTTGAACAGTACTATGACTGGATGATTCTTAGAGAAACTGTAGAAGTTACTACAGTTAGCGGTACTAGAAGTTATTCATTAAACTCTGGACAAGAGATAAAGATACTAGATGTTGTTAACCAAAACACAGGTCAAAGACTTAAACAAGCTAGTAGAGCTTATATGAATGATGTTAGATATCCTACTGAATCTGATGGTGAACCTATTTACTATGCATTTAATGGTAAAGATTCATCTAATAATCTTAAAGTAGAGTTAGCACCTAAACCTGATGTAGCACATACATTAAGTTTTGATATAGTTAAATATCAAGATAAGTTAACAGATGCTGCTGATGTACTATCAGTACCTGAACAACCAGTTATATTAGGTGCGTGGGCTAGAGCTATTGCAGAACGAGGTGAAGATGGTGGTACACAATCAAGTATTGTTGCTGTTGAATATGCCGATGCTCTTCATAACTCTATAGCTTTAGATAACAGTAATGCTCAATATGAATTAGATTGGTATGTAGAACAAAGATATCATGGCTAAAGAACTATCGTATAAAGCTTTAGATGATGTAGGTATTAATGGACTTAATACACAAGATAACTCTTCATCTTTATCACCAGCTTGGTTAACCAAAGCAGAAAATATTCTCCTACAAGAAGGCGGTCAAATAACATTCCGCAAAGGATTAAAACAAAAAATATTAGCAACTTCTGGTGAAGTACATGGATTAGTAGAATCAGAAGAATTAGATAAAATATTTGCTGCTGTAGAAGATGATGATGGTAATGCTTATATGTATGAAGTAGATTTTTCTACTCCAGATACACCATGGACTAATCAATTTGATACTACTGCAGCGACAGCAGACTGGCAGATGTTTGAATGGAATAGTGATATATGGGCATTTCAAAACGGAGTTGACCCA